GATTTTGTGACGCTGTGACAGAATAATTAGACAGACACAATAAATACACATCCCACACAATATTAAGATATAGCACACACACTATTATATTATATCTATATATATTTACTGTCACAATAGAGATATATATATAGAAAAGCCTGATTCTAACAGGGTTTGCGGCGTGACAAATTTTGTGACAAGGGGCGTCACCCGTGACAAAGGGGGGTAGGCTTGTCTGAAAACACGCCTCCGCTATGTCCATGTTGTTTTGACATAAAAACGATTTCTAGACCCCCTGCAGGCCCAAAGCGGGCATATCGTATAGTGAAACTCGATCCCGCAATGCAGCGAACCCCTAAAACCCCAGAATTTGATTTCGGTGATGGCTTCCGGGGCTCTATGCGCGCGCGTGTGCGTAGGGGCGCGTGTGCCCGCGTGCAGGCGTGCCCGTGCGTGTGCCCGCGTGTGTGCGTCCGTGCGCGTGTGTGCCCGCGTGCGTGTGCGCCTACGTGTGTGCGTATGCGTGTGTGCCCGTGCGTATGCGTGGGCGTGCGTTAATTTTTATATTGCTGGCAGCGGTGCTGAAAAACCGGGGTTTGTTGCCGTAAATCGGGGTTCAGGGTATGGTGCGCGCATGAAAAAATTCATCGTAAATGCGGGTAAAGTCGCTGATTTGGGCCTGAAATTGAAGCTGTGCGACTTCGAAGAGGGGAAAGACTACGTGTTTAAACGGAAACACAACGGGATGAAGGTTCTCTGGAATAAAGACCTAATTGCTAAATTAGTATCAGGTGAGCCGATCGAGGCAGATACAGAGGAAACCGTGGAGACTAAGGGTATGATCCCGAAACAGATTTCGGTATCATCCCATAAAGAGGAATGCCTACAGGTTATAGAGACTGAGGACCATATTCGTGACGCCACGGAAATGGTGGAAATCGAACTACCTGAAAGCGAAAATAGTATCAGTCAGAATGAAACTGATACTGAATTGACTTGGATTGACGCTCCGAAGATCAAGGAATGCGAAAATAGTATCAGCAAGGTGGAAATACCGACTAAAACAGTAGAGATTAGTAGTAAATTAGTAGAGATTGCCTCTGAGATCAGTCCAGAGGAGACCTACACAGCCCGGGTCAAGAAGTTGTTCCCGAATCATCGGTTTGTGCTTTTGGAAAGTAATGTCATGGTGGCATCCGGGAAGCTTGCCGGTCGATTGCGCCCCGGAAACACTGTTTTTGTCCGGAATGGCACAGTTATTCGCGGTTAATGCCCTGAAATTGCAGTTTTAATCTACTGTATGTCTGATTTACTCCAGAAAGCACTTAGTTTTAGGATGAGCGATCATCCGCTGATGCCTGTTTTCAGTGAAAAACAGCGCCTTAAGATGATCGAGAACGTCGGGCCTCAGCAGGTTCTTGATTTGCTGGCGTTGAGAGAAGAGCGGATTAAAGCAGAGTTATTTGACCCGTGCAGGTATGGCAACGAGCTTGAATCATGGAAGCTGGCCGATAATTTGCTGTCTGAATGCAACGATTTGCTGATTAACGGCGGGAATCGAAGCTCTAAGACTGAGTATGCGAGTAAACGGATGGCACAAGCGTTTGTTGGCTCAGATCTGTCCGGCACGATGCCTGCATGGCTGAAAGAGAAAGCCGAAACACAGGGGATTAGGATCTGGTGCCTGCATACCACGCACATGACGAGCGTGAGTAGCCAGCAGAACGTTTTCTATAAGTATCTGCCTCAAGAGTTGAAAAACGCGAAACGAAGCGCACACACACAGATTAGCTGGACTCAAAAGAACGGGTTCTCTGATAACACGGCTGTATATAAGAAGAACCAGATTTGGTTTCTAAACTACGCTCAGGATATTAAGGTGGTTGAAGGCGCAGAAGTGGATTACGTTTGGTGTGACGAATTGGTTCCTGCGGACTGGCTTGAAACGCTAAGGTATCGGTTGGTGACGAGGAACGGGAAGATGTTGGTCACGTTTACACCGATTGTAGGCTATACTCAGGTGGTAAAAGAGTATGTTTCAACGAGTAAAATCACGGCTTGGGAGCCCAGTGAGTTGTTGCCGAACGTGAATGTTATTGGTGTGCCTCCCGGGAATATGCCGACACTGGCTAGGCACCAGCAGAATAAACATGCCGTTGTGTGGTTTCACAGTAAATGGAATCCCTATAATAACTGGGAGCGGATGAAGGACACGCTAAAAGGCCGGTCCAGCAACGATATTAAAATCCGTGCCTATGGCTGGGCTGAACAGGTTGTTGGGAGTCAGTTTCCGATGTTCGGGGAACATAACGTGTTTGGAGGCGATATTAACGAGGTTGTGCCAGACGGAACGTGTTACATGGTGGCGGACCCTGCCGGAGCGCGAAACTGGTTTATGCTTTGGGGTAAAGTAGACTCAGATGGTATACTATGGATTTACAGAGAATGGCCAGATCAAAGCTATGGCGAGTGGGCGCTTCCCTCAGAGAAACCTGATGGCCGAGTTGGCCCCGCACAGAAGCAGGGTGCAGGCCGAGGAATTGACGTGTACAGCGAATTGATCTGGGCTTTGGAGACTCAGGGAGACGCCAGAGAAGAAATCGCAGAAAGGTATATCGACCCGCGTTCAGCCGGATCAGAGACGATTACCCGCGACGGCGGTATTACTCTAGTCGATTTATTGGCGGAGGCTAGAGATCCGTTGTATTTTCTGCCAGCGGTAGGTATGCAGGTAGATGATCGAGTTTTGCAGATTAACGATATGCTCTGCTGGAACCGGGAGGAGCCGATGGTGCGCGGCAAGAATCATCCACGGATTATGATCCATGAGGATTGCAGGAATTTAATCTGGTCCATGAATGAATGGACTAACCAAGACGGACAGAAGGGGGCAAGTAAAGATCCTATTGACGCACTGGGCTACATGGTAGTGATGCAACCCCAGCACGTTAATAAGAAAGAATGGGCAAAGAAATGGAACTCTATGAGTAAAGCGGGGACATATTAGATAAGCCAGAAAAAAGCTATGGTTTCTTAACTGTGCGGCTCATCTGATTTAACTAAGGCAAAACTAAAGTAGTATTTATATGGTCCATCTAGAATAAAAAATTCCCATCCTTTATATTCTGGAAACGATATAACTGTGAATGAGTTTTTATTTTCTTCATTAAAATACTTAGTGTGACTGCTTACTGAAAAATACAATACTGGAAACCTTTCTTCATTCACTTCTGCATTTACAAGTTCAGCATGTTTTGTTTTTAGGACTAAATGCCCTAGAACTATTTCATCTGATTTTTTTCTCCAATAAGCACAATCTGCAATCACTCCTCCTTGCTCTTCAATTTCAATTTCAATAAAATCTGGCTTCATACGCGAATTTTACAATTTCCCGTCAAAAATTGACAGAACTTTTTTTTGGTGAGATGTTAGTGAAGATGAGCGAAAAAACCACCGATCCTCTGGCTATCGCCAAGGATAATCCAGAAATCGGAGAACTCCTGAGCGAATACAATAGGAGCATGGTGAACTCGTCGCAAGGAAATCTTGTCACGAAATTCGACAATATCCGGTTTTCACGGTGGGCAGGACAGACTGATGACGGTAAAAAACACTCTGAAAATCGCCCGGAAGGAAGTCCGGCTTGGCCGTTTGAAGGAGCAAGTGATGTTCGGAACAGGCTAATTGACTCTACGTGCAACGAGTTGACGGCGCTTCTCATGACGGCGTTCACCCGGGCGGAACTTCGTTCTCCGGGTGTTGATCTCACTGATGGTGAGATTTCTGGGATTGCAGGCACGTTACTACACTGGATTAAGGATAGTAAGATGCCGATGGAGCTTCGTAAGGAAGCGGAGCTTGCGGCTCAGTATGCTTTGCAGTATGGCTGGAGTGCGTTTTTTGTAGGCTGGCAGCAGAAAATTTCCAAGCGTAAACAGCCGATTTCTTTGGATGAAATCATGGCTATTGCTCAGCAGAGCGAGGGTTCTATCTTGCAGGATCTTCCTCGCATGATTATGAAATCTCAGGAGGAAGCGCAGGCTACTCTGATTGCGCTAATTCCAGAGCTTACTAAGTCAGAGGCGAAACGGATTGTAAAAGAGCTTTCTGAGACTGGAAGCTCCTATCGAGAAGAGGAGTATGTAAGCCGGAATCTTCCCGAAATTGTCGCCTTGAAACCTTGGGATGAGATTATTTTTCCTCCTGAAACCGCTGACCTACAGAGGAGCCGTGTTATTTTTCGTCGAACATGGATGTCAGAGGTTGAGTTGCGCGAAAAAGTGATTACTGACGGCTGGAATCCTGATTGGGTGGATAAAGCGATTCAGCAGCTTGGCAAGAGTAGTTCGTTCTATAACATTAACTTGCTGCCTACCACGACTATGTTGGTGTATAACGGCACTAACTATAACAACATGGTGGAAGTTGTTTATGCTTACACTAAGAGTCTTGACGGTGACGCACCTGCTATTTTTTACACTGTATTTTGTCCTCAGGCTGCATCGAATCGTTATGAAGATAAAAGCTCATGGGCGATTCATGAACGGCTTGACTACGCGCATGGGGAATACCCGTTTGTAGAATTTAGACGGGAACAGTTGCGCCGGGCAATTACTGATACCCGTGGCATCCCAGAGCTTGCAAGCACGGATCAGGATGAGATTAAAGCGCAGCATGACTCTATCCGGGATCACACTGCGTTTTCTACGCTTCCTCCTATCAAGGTAGTTAAGCGAATCGGAGCGATCAATAAAGTTGCTCCTGGACTTCCGTTGCCGGTCACTAACCGTGATGACTATACATTCATGGAGCCTCCGGCCCGTGAGCCTAGTGTTGCGTTTAAGTTAATCGAGCGAGTTGAAGCTAATCACGCTGCTTATTTTGGAACTAACAACCCGCTTGTTCCACCCGTTAAGACTCAAATGATTCAGCAGATGCTAGTTAATAGCTGGCTGATGAGTTGGCGGAATGTTTTCCGGCAGATGTTTTCTTTGTGTTGCCAGTATATGACCCCGGAAGAAATCCAGCGTATTACTGGTGGCTCATTGCCACAGAATATCTCTGATATTCATAACGAATTTGATATTAACATCAGGTTTGATGTCATGGATCTTGACGGCGATTATATCAGTAAGAAAATTGAAGGACTGATTAAAACAAAGCAATTGGATGCTGGCGGTGTTCTTAATAGCAATAAAATTACAGAAATGTTAACCAGAGCCTTAGCTCCAGAAATGGCGAATGATCTTATCCTTAATCAGGAAAAAGCTAGTCAGAAAATGTATAAGGATGTTCAAAGTGATATTGCCCTTATGCTACTTGGAAATGAGGCGCTTTATCAGGAGAACGATCCTACCGCTTCTACCAAAATGCAGTATTCCCAACAGATTATTCAGAGCAATCCGAAAGCTCAGGCGGCATTGCAGCAAGATGAAAACTTCCAAGCTCTATTCCAAAACTACATCAAGAACCTTCAAATGAGCATGATGCAACAGCAAAACGCCCAGATTGGGCGCATTGGAGTTAGTCAGATTCAAGGGCAGCAACCGCCTAGCGCATGACGGAAGATCAAAAAAACGCATTTGGGTTTTCAGGTAAAATCCTGTTATGGGAAGAAATCTGCAAAGTTCTTAATGCGATGCAGGAGCAAGAAATCTTTATCGCTATAAGTAAGGATACACGCGGCGAAGATAGGATTCATGCCGCTGGAAGGGTAGATGGTATCAATATGGTTATGAATACTTTGAACTGGTATAGGGAAGAGGCGCGTAAGTTGAACGGGTTGACTTCTAGCGAAACTTTGGCATAAAGCCATTAACGGACATATCAGCGTTACTGGTATGAAAAATAACTAAATAGGACTTGCTGCCACTCAGCATGAATACAGAAAACTCACAGCCTGATTCCGGGAGTCAGGAGGCAGTAAGTGCTCCCGTTGCAAGTAAACTCGGTTTGCTGGATGCAAAATCTCTAAGCGAGATTATTAAGTCTGGCTCATTCCTAGACGAGAAGGAGGCGGTTCCAGCCAAAGAGGAACAAAAATCCGAGGTAGAAACCGATGAGGTTGAAGCCGAGGAAGCCGAAAAAGAAGAAGAAGATACTCAGGAAGAAATTCCAGAGGAGAAAGAAGATTCTAGCCAGCTAACTAAAGGAGTTCAAAAGCGGATCAATAAACTTGTAGCCGCAAAGAAAGCCGCACAGTCAGAACTGGAGGCACAGAAATCTCAGTTGCTTAATATGCAACGCGAGCTTGATACCTTGAAACAAACTCAAGGCTCAAAGCAAGCAGAGCTTTCTAATGCTGTTGAAGCTCTTTCTACTCCCGATCAAGTCAGGTCTGAATATAACAAAGCCGTGGAAGTGATTCTCTGGTGTGAAGATAATCCAGACGGTGGAGTTGTTACGATGCCTGATGGCCAAGAATCCGAATTATCATCCGATGATGTTAGGAAAATGAAACGGTTGGCTATTCGGCGCAAAGAAATCGAGCTGCCGGAGCGTATGCGGTTTGTTACTAACGAGCAATCCGCTGAGACTGAGGTGGTTAAGGATTTCCCTTGGTGGAATAAACCTGACACAGAGGAATATCAAGCGGCACAAGTTGTGTTGCAAGAATTTCCAGAGCTAAAGAAACGTCGGGCAGATTGGAAGCATGTAGCAGGTTTGATTGTGTTAGGCATGAAGGCCTACACTGATCAGAAAGCGGCCAAAAAAGCTGTTCCTGCAATTAAGAAAGCTCCCTCTCAGCCGGGTGTAACTAAAGCCCCGCCAACTTCTTCTTCAATGAATGATATTGCAAAAGCCAAACAGCTATTTGCAAAGAGCAACTCGGATAAATCCGGGTTGACTGACCTAGTTAAAGCAATGGGATTCGTTTAACAACCAAACAACTATTTAGTATATGCCTATTCTTACAGAACCTAATTTGTCCGGTCGCGGTAAACGCGAGGATTTGATGGATATGATTGCGCTTGTTGACGCGAAGGATACTCCCTTCACGTCGATGGCCCGTAAGGGCTCTAAACCCGGAAATATGTATTTCCGATGGCAGTCTGATAGCTTGCCTGCTCCTCAGGTGGGTGGCGTTGTGGACGGCGCGGACGTTTCCGCTTATGACAACTATGTTGTTGGCTTTCGCTCTGAGCTTGCCAACTACGCTCAGGTGTTCCGGCGCTCGGTGCGCGTTTCGCGGCTCACGAAGGATGTAGCTGATACCGCTGGCGTGCGTGACGAACTGGCTGAAAACGTCAGTAAAGCTATCACTGGGATCAAGCGTGATATGGAGGCTACTTTCTGCTCCAATCAGGTTTCCCAGCAGGATAACGGTACGGTGGCTTATCGGACGGCTGGCATCCAGACTTGGATTAGCAACACTGGAACTGGAACCCCTACCCCGGGTGATGTTCCCGCCGCGTTTCGGACTCCTGCCGCGAGCATCCTGACCGGCGCTTCGTCCACGTTGTCGGATACGTCGCTGCAAGGTGTGCTCAAGTCGATTTTCGATCAGACTGGTCACTTCACCAGCTTTGACGCAATCGTTGGCACGGACCTTAAACGGGCGTTTACTAACCTGATTGGAACTACCGCGCTTACTACCACCACGGGAGCCGGTATCACTGGCTCTGGTGCGACTAGAGTCCAGACGTTCCAGAGGGATGCCGCTGCTGATACGTTTATCCAGTCCTTGGACGTGTTTGAAGGTGATTTCGGCTTGGTTCGACTTCATCCGACTACGTTCATGGGCACTGTGTCCGGCGCTACTTGGACCCCAACGGCCTTCAAGGGTTTGCTGCTTGATATGAATCTCATCGAGGTTCGTTACGGTGGAAACGTGGCTAACGTCACGGCGCTTCCAGATTACGGCGGCGGTCCCGCTCGCCTTGTGGAAGCTGTTGCTGGACTTGTGGTTGGCAATCCGCTCGGCTTGGGTAAGTTCGACTTCTCCTCCTAGTAATTCCTCCGCGACACCTGCGGTCTTAATCGACAAAAGTGGTGTGACAGCCGGAGAGACGGCACTATTTTCTATGATTAACATTGACCCTGAGCTTGTTGGACAACTTGAGCAAGAATTGCGAACAGGCTGGAATAAAAATAGAGTTGACGCCGCTATTCAAGCGAAAAAAACTCATGAAATCAATGTTCAACGGCATCGTGCAGTTGAAGGTCTTGGCGCTTTGAAAGCGAGAATTCCACCGACTGCGTATCATTTCTGGGGTCAGAAGCTCGGTTACGGATGTTGGAACGATAAAACCTTCATGAAAGAGTTTATCCGGGACAACCCTGAATGCCGAGTTAACTCAGGTGGAACCAAAGAAATTCACGTCGGTTACACTCCCGGCGTAGTTAGAAGCAGAACCGTCTATCAATGAAAGCAGTTCCATTCAGTGACATTCTAGCAGAGGTGTGCCAGCTTGCCGGCCTGGATAGATTGACGCTTAATGATAAGAGCTTCTTTGCGATTCGTGATTTCACTAATCGACGGATCGGCACTATCTGGGATCGAGAGGAATGGCCTGATAACGAGCGTTACATTGATACGTATCCTGGCAACCCGATTAGCTCTATTGCGTCTGGCGGCTCTGTTATTGTCACTAATAACAATGAAGCTATCATTACAAGTGACGGTGAATTTCTAGTTTTTAGCGATGTTGAAGATATTACGTTCACTCTTACCACTGATTTTCCTCGCGTGTATCTGGCCGATTTTGAAGATGATGCCTATAAGAAAGGACAGGTAGGCTCTACAAAACTCAAGATCAGCAACGGGTTCTACATCACGAAAGAGGATGGCACGCTGTATAACACGAATGAGTATGAGTATGAGTTTACTTATACAACTCTTAGTGATGACATTGGCGAATACATCGCAACTGTAACAATTGACGTTCCCCTTGGTGTTACTGGGATTTTCCAGACTTCCGTTAACGGAAAGCTAACTCCAGTTATTACGTTTCTCAAAAATAAGAACTATATCGTCAAGTTGCCTACAACGATTGTTCACGGGCTGGATGCTTGGGATAAAGATCCGCGCAATACGTCTAGGACGAATCAAGAAGCATTTATCGTTGAGGATAACGTGCTCTCAGATGGGACGTTTCTTAGGTTTGCAGACGCTAAGAAGAAGTTCATTAAGTATCGCGTTGAACCGCCCCGGCTTTTGGGTGCAAAGTTGCAAACGCAAGTTTACGTTCAAGGATCGTCTGCTTATTACGATGTTTTGCAGGAGTCCGCTAATTACTTTCCATCTGTGACTTCGAAGGGAAGTAGCGGGGATTTTTGGGTTGCAAAAAGCAGTGTTAGCGCCGGGACATTTCCGGCTGTAGGAAGTTCCTATTGGACTAAGATTGAGATTCCTATGCGGTTTAAGGAGTATCTTGTTAATGGAGTATCTGCTGACTTCCTAAGGTCTGAGGGTAGGGCGGAAGAAGCAAATATATTTGAACAAATTGCTGAGAGCAATATACAACAGCAAATAGATGTGTATATTAGACAGCAAGGACAGAACCAGCGCATGAACATGGTTTTCACTTACTAATGGCAAAGCAAATCACACAACTTCCAGTAGCCGCGTCTTTAGCCGCGTCTGATGTTTTTCCTTTGGATCAATCAGGAACGACTAAGCAGGCTACGTTGAGTGTTATTGCGGATGGATTGCCTTCTGCTACTGGAACAGGTGGTTTGGTTAGGCAAGGGTATCCTGTATTTAGTACTGGATTTGCCACAAATGCAATTAACGGAATTTCTAATTCTAGCTCATATGCTGTAGTTGGTGGAGCTGGTTTGGGACCGTCTAGTGGTGGTTTTGTTAGTTTTTTTGGAGGCGCGCACGCAACTAATCCCGGATTGTTGCAGCTAGGCACTAATGGCGTTGGGATTCTTCACGTTCTTCCTGGTGGAAATGTTGGCCTCGGGACGCTTTCGCCTTCCGAGCGACTTTCCGTGGCGGGAAACATTCGTTTAGCAAATTCTAACGGAGGCCTACTTTTTACTGATACAGGCTCAACAAGCCCTTACATGGTTTCTTCTTCTGACGGTAATTTTTATTTTACCGGAACTAACGCGGCTGGAGCTGGTCGGGTTGTTTTTCAGTGCTTGATGAGAAGTAACACTTCTCCTTTTGTTGTTTATCCTCCGCTACAAATTGGCGCTTCTGGCTCGCCAATTCAAAACGTAATTGTTACGGCTTTTAATCACACTCCCGCGACTATTGCGGCCAACGGTGGCATCCAAACACTTGATGTTACTGTTACTGGCGCATCAAGTAGCGGAAGTTATTTAGTAAATTGTCCCGGTGGATTAAGTAATGATTTAATTATTCTTAAAGCAAATTATATTTCAACTAACACCGCAAGGGTTTATTGGATTAATCCAACTGCTTCTTCTATTACATTAGCTGCTAGAAATTATAACATATGTGTTATTAACTTTTAACTATGGAAATTCTTGTTACTTCTCCGCGTTCTGTTATTGTTGACGGCGTTAATTTTGGCGCTGTAGCTGATGCTATTGCCAACAATAAACCGCTAGCTTCAGGTATTCAAATTGCGCTTCAGAAATATGATGAAGAGCAAAAAGCCTTGCTTGACGCGGTTAAAACTGAGCTAGCTGGAAATCAGTCTTATCAAAAGGAAGCAATCAAGCGAGCCAAAGAGGTTATTGCTTCTGGTAATTTTCAGGCATTGGAGGGCGTGCTTTCGTTTGCCGAAGCTGATTTTAAAGAAAAAGAACGCCAGAAAGCCCTTAAGGAAATTCAGAAACAGGAAGAAGAACTTAACAAGCGTAAGCAGGAACTTGGTCTATGAGTAATTTAGCTGCAACAAAGAAGGCGCTTCGCCTTGTTAATACTACTGTTAACGGTGATGCTATTGATCGAAATAGCTATGCCGCAACTATCGCTAGTGGATGGGACTCGTCTTATTGGACTCCTATTGCTGTTGGCCCGGGGATGGTCGCCAGCCAGTCTGCTGGCAACGGTGTTATTACTACTGGTGTAACTACCAACTCGGAAACGATTTTCAGGCATCCTGTAGCGGTTAATAACAACCTTTGCTTTCGCTATAAAACCACGCTTTCTCAGCGTATTGCCAACCAGACTGTTTTTTATGAGTTGGTCGATGTTATTGGTGATAGCCTTGCTATTACTGTAAATAGCGCGACTAGCATCACTGTAACTTTTCCTAATAGCTTTGTCCCTTCTACTGCTAATGTCGGCCAAAGCATGTCTATTTGCGCCATTAGCGTCGCTAACTCTCCTAGTGGACGGTATGTTATTGCGTCTGTTTCTGGCCAGAACGTAAACTTTACTGTTTCTGGCTTTCCGGCTTCTGGCTCTGGAACTTGCTCTGTTTTTGGGTGGAACGGCATTCGTTTTACTTATGACGGTGCAACTGCTACATCCGCTAAATTTGATTCTTATCGCAATGGATATAGCTCTGGTGATACAACTATTACTATCAACACTACGGCTTCTGGCCATGTTGCTGCTGCGTATCTTGAGGATGGATTTATTTATTCGCTAGATGCCGCTACAAATAGTGTTCTGTTTACTCAGCGCGCTGTTAGGTCTGAAAATGTCCCGGATCAAAACACAAACCTTTTCTTGCAGGTTCGTATCGTCAACGGTGCGACGGCTCCGGCATCTACAACTACTGTAACGACTGGGTTTGTTCACGTTAACGACTGGGTTTCTAGCATTATTTCTTTGAGTCGTCAGCCCGGAACTCAAGGTAATAACATGGTTAACGTGGCTTCAATGCCTTCTGTTGTTATTGGCTCTGGAACTATTACGACTGTTTCTACGGTTACTGCTGTTACGACTTCTGGAACTCCGTTAGCTCCTGCTACGCCATACATCCTTAACTCGCTAGCTACAACGAACATCGCCTTAATTCTTACTGGCACAAGTGGACTTCATGCGTTTTACGCAACAAATACTGGCGCAACAGCAGCGTTTGTGAAGCTGTATAACAAAGCTACGGCTCCGGTGTTGGCTTCTGATGTTCCCGCAATGATTATTGTTGTGCCTGCTGCTGTTGGTGGTATTCCGGGTGTTGCTACGCTCCCTATCGGGCATAATGGCTTCCGGTTTGCTCTTGGCCTAGGCATTGCAATCACTGGTGGCGTTTCTGATACAGACACGACCGCTGTTGCTGCCGGTCAGGTTAAGGTTATTCTCTCCAGAACTGTTTAATGAAACTAAAACATTTATTCATCGACTACGTAAACCAAACTGTAACTTGCCAATGTGTTTTGATTGTGCAGGGAAACCCAGTTATCGTGCCTTTTACTGTGCCTGAGGCTGACCTTTATGCCGTTGCTGCTACGCGAGGCATGGACACTTGGGAAAACGAAGATGTTTGCACTGTGGGCTCTCAAGTCGCGGGTCAATCTGTAAGTATTTAGTATTGCATTTTTTAGATGGATTAGCCATGTTTATCGCATGGATGAACGTTCTCTAAAAAATCTCAACACGCTGCACCCTTATGTTTTGCCAAACTTTACCAAATTCATTGAAGAATGTCAGGTTCTCGCCGCAAAGCGAGGAATGGAATACAAGGTTATTTGTGGAACGAGAACTTACGAAGAGCAGGAAAAACTTTGGAGACAGGGTAGAGCTGGAAACCCCGGTAAAATCGTCACAAACGCTAGAGCGGGTTATAGTTTCCACAATTTTGGTTTGGCAATTGATTGTGGCGTGTTTAAAAATGGCAGGTATCTAGACTCGGATCAGCCATCTATTGCTGAAAACTTCCATGAGCTTGTATCTAAACTAGCTCCTAAATACAATTTGAGATGGGGCGGAAATTTTAAAAGAATTTTTGATCCTCCTCATTTTGAATACGATACTCCGCTAACGCTTAGTGAGCTTAGATGTCGAAAAGACAATGTGTTCTACAAGCAACTCCTCCCATGACGGAACAACTTTTTCTAACATTCCTAAAGGGCGCTCAAGATCAAGGCTTTGTTGCTATCATGTTCGTGATTGCAATCTGGTATGTTCAAAAGCGTGTTGATAGGCTTGAGGAAAAGATTATTGAATGCGAAAATGATCGTAAGTCTCTTTGGGAACGTCTTATTTCACAAAACCACAAATGAACACTATCAAAAACTACCTTAAACAGCCTTCTACTTGGCTTGGCGCAATCAAGATTGCTGGATCTGCTGGCTTGTTTGCTGTCGGATTTATCGAGCCTGTTTCTGGGATTGTCCTTTCTGTGTTTGGCGTTATTGACGTTCTACGCAAGGAAAAAACCAAGTAGTTATGCCAGACTACGGTATGGCTGATTCACTAATGTCTGCGTTTGGGATGCGCCGTAAAGGTTTGTGTCCTGATTGCGGTGGCGGAATGAAAGGCGGCGAATGCGAAGAGTGCGGATATGGAAATGAAGAAGAAGATGACGATGAAGAAGAGCCTTCAAATGTTTCTGCTTTGCTTGAAATTCGAGACGATTTGCAGCGTTTGTCCAATAAAATTGCGGAGCTAATTAAAAATGGCGACTGAAATCTCCGCTGAGAGTGATGAAATGTATGTTGGCTTTGCTAGCAGGATTGACCCTGCTAACTTGCAGCCGAACTACCTTCAATTCTCTCAGAACATGAGATTGCAGCGTGGTGTAGCGCAACCCCGCAAAGGAACTAAGCGGCTTACGGATGCCTCGCTTAATTCGCAAACGATGGTCGGTGAAGGCCTGTGGATCGACGCGGAAGGCCGTGACAATTTTGTTCTCGTTTTCACGAACAGATTCTATTTGTATCGCCCAGAACAAGGCGCAAGCCCCGAGTATCTCTCTCCTGCCTACACGTTCCCTGCTGGCAGGTTAATCGCGTCTGGCGGCGTCTGTAACGTGGTGCAAGCCCTTGATAAGCTCTATATCTTCAGGGGCAAAGAAACTGATGCTCGGCTAGGGACTGGGATATCTGGAGCCACTGCCGGATTGCATATTTCGCAACCAGCGATTGCAAATGGTGCTTCTGGCACGGCTACTGCTACTTGCATAAATGGTTATGCTCATAATTATGCAATAGGTGATGAGGTGACGGTTTTTAACATTGATTCAATTTCTCATGTTTATTTGAGAGATTCTTTTATTGTTACGGGCGTAACCGGAACAACTGCATTCACGTTTACAGTCACAAACAATTCAGGCTCTAGCTATAACGCATTTAGTAACCAGAATGCGTGTTGCGTGCGTGTTAAGCCTCCGCTTGCTTGGTCTGGCTCTGGGAACCCGTATGTTATTCCTCAGGTTAGCATTCCTGATAACTCCGAGACTCATGCGCCGCTAATTACGTCCGGCAGCGTGCCTCCGGCTGATTTCGCGTTTTATTTCCAGAACCGTTTGGTCTGCAACACCAGCAAGACTGACCTTGCTGTGTCTGACTTGCTTAGTGAAGAGTTTGATTTTAGTCTAAATAACTTCATTATCAATCAAGGCGGCAATGATTCGATTGTCGGAGTATTGCCTTGGATCGAAAATCAATTCTTGGTTTTCATGACCAAATCCGTGTATGTGGCTTATGTTGAGCCAAGCATTTACACGGTTGGCCTGCCTCCGGGTTCTAAAAGCTCTATTACGGTTGTTAGCACTGAGGTGGGTTGCCTTAGTCGCAGGAGTATCGTTTCTGCCGGGCAATACGTGTTTTTCCTGAGTGGCAAGGGTGTTTACCTGCTTTCCCCTCAGTTGGATTTGAAACTGATTGGCAACACGCTTCCGTTGTCTGAGCCAATCGAAGATGTTTTTGACATTGTAAACTTTAGCGCAATCAGTAGCGCGGTAGCGAGTTACTACGGAAACAGGTTTTACATCGCGCTTCCAACTAATGGAGCTACACGGAATAACCTTGTTCTTGTTTACAACACGCTAAATCAGGCTTGGGAGTCTCGGGATACATACCCTGCTGGCATGTGGGCGGATGGCCTTTCTGTTGCGGCGTATCAAAACCAAAGGCGCTTGTTTCTACTGACAAATTTCTCTGGCACTGGAAGTTTTGGAGGGATTTTTCTTTGTGACGAATACTCAGGTGGCGATCAATACACGGCTGTAAACGGCACCCCAGTTTTGCCTTTTGTCCTACCTGCTGTTATTTCAAGTGGAGCCCCTCAGTTGGTTCCTATTGACGCATACGTCAAAACCCGTGAATACACTTTTGGTAGTCTAAACGAAAAGAGATATTCCCGTGGAGAATTTCAATTTAACAATTCTGCTGGCGATTTTGTGCGAATTTCGACCGGAACTCATGACCCTGATGTTATGGAAGAGGTTTTGGCGTATCAATTCAGCAATTCAGCGGATGGAACATTGCGGGCGCGTATTGCGGCGCGAGGAACGTCAATTGACGCAAAAATAGAATTTGTTACTGGCCGTCCGGCATTGAAGGGAATATCTATCTATGCTATAACCGCCAACAGGCAGATGGTCTCTCAAGAGTAATATGGCACAGATTCTTAAAGGCACTACTTACACAACTGGTGACAGCGTCACGGCGGCAAACATTAACGCCCATGTGGACGCGGCTATTTTGCTGCCGGGAGCTATTGGCGATCAAGTTGCAAGTGGCGCTCTGGTTGGAGCTGATACTATTCTTGTTAGTAAATCTGGTGGATTGGTTAAAGCTACAGTTTCGCAAGTAGCTGATGCCGTTGAGGCTGAAAACCTTTATATTAAGCGTGATGGTTCCTTGGCGATGACTGCGGACCTTCCGTTGGTTAATAACCTTCCTGCTGGGGATTTATCTGCGGCATCCAAGGGATATGTAAACGCTCAGGACACGATTCGAGATTCTGCTATTGCTGGGAAAGTCGCTAAATCTGGCGACACGATGACGGGCGCATTGACTCTTCCGGGCAACCCGGTGAGTGCGCTTCACGCGGCTCCTAAGCAGTATGTTGAACAGTATGCTAATCAGCAAGATTCCACCCTTGTTCCAACGGGTGCAGTCATGCATTTTTACAGAAGTTCTGCGCCTTCTGGATGGCTTGAGTGCAATGGTCAATCAACCTCTGGGTATCCTGCGCTAGCTGCGCTTGTTGGCGCTAATGTCCCGGATCTTCGTGGTGAATTTGTCCGTGGATGGGATAATGGGCGTGGAATTGATCCAAGCCGCGCTATTGGAACAACTCAGGCTCAGGCTATTCAGGCGCATACGCATACGGTTGCAGCGGTTAGCGGAGGCGGTGGTACTTTTGCCTATCAGTGGGCTCAAGGCGGCACTCTTGGAGGGTCTAATGCCCAATCCACCGGAGGAACTGAAACACGCCCTCGCAATATCGCTCTAATGTATTGCATCAAAACCTAATGAGTGCCGCGCTTATCCGAGCTGATTTAGATGCAGAAGCTCAGTCTGAGCTTGAGGCAGTTGTCGGGAAGATAGCTGACTTTGAGCAGATTTCGCTGCCTTTGACGCATCATTTCTCTCCGGGGATTTACATGCGTGAGATTTTCATGCCTAAAGGAGCGTTTGTTATCGGGCATAAGCATAAGACGCAACACCTTAATGTTGTGTTGTCTGGTGCGGCGCGTGTTATGGTTGATGGCCAGATTTACGATATGAAGGCTCCTTATATCATGGAGTCAGGCCCGGGCGTTCGTAAGGTTCTTTTTATTGAGGATGATATGCGATGGGCAACTGTGCATGTTAACGCGGATGAAGAGCGTGATGTTGCAAAACTTGAGGAGCGCCTTATTGATGTTTCTGAGGAGTTTTTAAAGGCAAAAGGTGACATGACACTTGAAGAATTTCGCATGAGCGCAAACAAACAGAAGGAGATTAACGTATGACAATGGCAGCTATTGGTATTGGATCTGCGGTTGTTGGTGCTGGAGCCTCTCTTTATTCGGCGGCTCAGAATCGTAAAGCGCAACAAAACGCCATGCAAGCAACTCAGGGCTCTCCTTCGTATGGTGGCACAATGCTGGATGCCCTCAGGCAGCAGCAGAAAGCCGCTAAAAAGCAGTATGAACTAGAGGCGCAATACCAGCCTAAATACGCTGATTTGCAGTCCCAGATTCAGGGGCAACTTTCTGGCGCTGGGATGCAGCAAGCAGGCCAGCTTTACAATCAAGCGGCTAATATCGAGAATCAGTATCTTAATAAAATTAGGTCTGGTGACATTAGCCAGCTTAATAAGTATCTTCCTGCTTATCGCAAAGCGTTTGAGTCTCTTTATCCGGGTGGCTCTCAGGCTATGGATGCCACTGGCCAGCTTGCATCTCAGTCCGCGCAACGTGCCTTGGAGCGTCCAGAGCTTACAGCTTTTGAGTCTGGTGTTGCAGGCCCTCAGTTGCAGTCTGGACTCGGCACGATTGACCAAGGCATCGTGAACCAATACATGAGCCAGCAGCCCGGGGTTCAGGGCATCGCTCAGCAACTTGGCCAGCAGGCTCAGGCGGATCTTTCAGCGGGGCGCTCCCTCACTCCAGAAGAGGAGCGTATGGCGGCGCAATCGGCGCGTGCAGGATATGCAGCCCGTGGCACCGCGCTTGGGAGGCAGTCGATGGGCGCTGAAATTCTGAATCGTGCTGATGTATCTAACCAGCGTTATCTCCAGAGGCAGCAGCAAGCGGCTGGAATTGCTGGGACGATTTCTAACCTGTATTCTCCAGCGTTGCAGGACGCATTTAGGAGGCAAGCAGGCGCGGAAGAGTATAACCTTGGCGCACAAGGTCAAGCGTTTCAGCAGGCCCTTCAACGGGGTCAAGCTGAGATGGGGCGGATGCAAGGAGCCACTGCTATTCAAGCGGGAAATGCGGCGCTTAGTCAGGCGGCAATGGGACAGTTGCAGAACGAACGGAATAACATTCTATCGGCATTTTACAGGCAGCCAATGCTTGCTAATCTTCCCGTCCAGCAGCAGCAGCTGGCGCTCCAGAATCAGGGCGCAATGGGTCCGGGGATGTTCAACCCAGAAAGTCAAATGGCGTTTCAAAGTGCATTCATGCCTTATCAAGCGAGGCAAGCCGCTGCGCTCGGTGGCGTTCAAACCACAGCGGCAAACAACGCCGCGATGATGGGTATGGTTGGCTCTGGTATGCAGATGGCCGGTAACATGTATGGTTCTTATATGCGGAATCAGCAAGCTAGACCCACTATTGGCGGAGGCGCTTAATCCATGAAACCTATTTCACCGTTTGATTCTGCGCCTGTGAGCGCGATGAATTTCCCTGTGTCTGAGTATGTCTCAGCGTTCCGTGATGCCGGCAAGATGCAGATGGCAGGCCAGCAGTCAATTATGGAAGGGATTAGCAAGGGTGTTTCTAGCGTCACTGATTACCTTGAGGAATCCCGCAAAAGCCAAGCTCAGGCAAATGCTTTCAAGCCGTTCTTCAATAAGTCTACCTTGCAAAACCTGATGGGAATTGGCGGAGATGAAAGCGCCGCTGTGATTGAGCAGTTTAAGAATGCCAGCACGGATGAGAAGATTGCGCTCGGAAAGGTTTTGACCGGGACTCTGGTTGAGGCTGAAAACAAGCGTAAAGCATTGGAACTTGAAAAAGACAGAGCTAGGGCCGAAATGATTATCAGGTCTGGGTATATTCCTCCTAGCCAGCCTAATCAAGCTCCTGATGGATATGTTGACGTTGGTGAAACTCAGCCATTTGCATCGGGAGGAGTGCGGACAGAAGCGGATGTTAATGAAGCCGCTGCCACCATGACTTCTGGAGAATCTATTGAGGGCGCGATGCCAGACGGTGAGTCGGGCTTTGGTGTTCCTTTTATTCCGGGAACGATTCCAGAAGGTAAAGCTAGGCCCGGTATCACTCCGGCTAAAAGCAATACACTTTCAGGGGAAGCCGAAGATATAGTCACTGCTAAAGCGAATGCTGCGGCAGAGCGCGAAAGAGCATTACAGCAAAAAATCTCTAATGTTGACAGGGGTTTTCAAGGTAAAATAAATGAAATTTACAATACTCAAGCAGGGACTTCTCAAGGCGATCCGTATGCGGAGCATGAGCAAATGAAAAAAGCTAAATTAGCTGAAATCAAATCCCTTCAAGAAAAAGGTAAAATCTGGCGTAGCGCAGGAGATAAAGGAATGGCAGAGGATTTCAAAGCCGAGGCAGATGATATAAGGCAAAATCAACCTGATCTATTGAAGCCATTTGGAGAGCTAAAAGAGGTATCAAGTATAATTGAAAACTATAGATCACCAAAAATTGAAGGCTATAAAAATAAACTCACAGATTTGAAAACCGTAGTTAATACAGCCAGAAAAGCGTTTCTTGGTGCTGATGGCAAATCTGCCGCTATTAGTATTATCCAAAAAGCTATTGCTCCAAGATTAGCTTCACTAGCTAGTGATAATGCTCTTGGAGAAACCGAAGCTAGACGTTTGATGGATGAAGTAAGTAGCGTTTTTGGTAAGGATTTTATTTCTAGATCATTTGAAAAACTTAAAAAAGGTGAAGGAATTAGTGGTTTGATTGGGGATAATGTTGAGCCATACTTGGATCGCATTGATAATATTTCAACTGATTTGATGTTGAGATATAATAAAAATATTGAAGAGTCAGTAATAAAGCCATTGGGCTCATACGCCATTAAACAAGGTATAAATCCAATCAATCTTAGTGAGTTTGGAATTAAAAAAACAGAGCAACCCGATAGTATCCCCGGAGTAAACCAAAAAGGAGGAGAAACTCCTGTTAAAAATAAATATAGAATTAAGAACGGTAAAATCGCTCCTTTTAACGAGCCTTCCTACAACTTCTAAATGGACGAAGAAATTCTACCAAAGGGATCTGTTATTGAAATCCCTCAATATAAAGAGGGTAAGGTTTACAATCATGAGGTAACTCTTGATGAGGATATTGCCGCGTCTAAATTTCAGGAAATCATTGACCAGCAATTCCCTCGCACCCTGAAAGATGTCGTCGAACAGATGACAGTGACTAGCACTCCTGTCTCTCGGGAGGAGTATGAGCTTGCAAAGAAAGAAGGTTTACTCGGGCAAGGCGGAACTGATAAACGTCCGTTATACAATCGTGCTTATGACGCTTTAAGCGAAGGTATCGTCGCTCTTCTTGGTGGCGTTGTGCAGACTGGTAAATCAGCCTTAAACCGTGAAGGCAACGTGCTGATGCAAGCCACGGCATCCGGAACTAGGGATTTACTTAACCTAGGTCAGATTGGGTATAGCCTTGGATTGGAGGCTGTTCTTCCTGAGTCGCTGTATAGTGACTATGATACATACCTTGTAAATACAGATATTAAGCGGCAAGCGGAGGATCTTGATAAGGGTATTCCGCTGATTGGCAATCAGCAACTTACTCCTGAGGAAATCGCAAAGGTTAAGTCTGCTGCGAACTTTGTAGATGCGACTATGATTTTTCCAGCGTTTAAGCTGGCAACGGCAGGGTTTAAGGCTGGCGCTAAGGCGCTTGGTAAATCAGCCGCAAAAGAGGTTTTAGGAGAAGCTGCCGAGGCTGTAGGCAAGGAAACCGCCGGGGAAGCCGCTGAGTCCGTTGGGAAAATGAAGCCCGTTGGAAGCGCAGATTTCGCATCCAAGGAAGAGTTTCTCGATGGTCTAAAGAAAATCGCTGACGAAAGAGCCCCTTGGTATCGTCGTGCTGCGGCGAAAACGGCAGAGAAAGTGAGTGAATACGGACTTGAGGGGCCGTATGATGCACTAGCTAAAATGAGCAAGTATGCTCAAGAATATGTTGGCAAACGTCCTGTCAGAATGGCGACAACTGCGCTTGGCGCAGGCGGTCTTATTGATGAGGAATATCGCGGCACTACGCTTGGCTTGGGCGCTCTTATTCTAGGGACCAAAGGAGTAGGCAAAGTTACCACTACTGCCGCTAAAATCCTTGGCGAGAAACGCGCCGCATCGTCTATTCTCGCTGAGATGATTGAGCAAGTTCCTGCCGGGAAAACACGTCATGAGCTTCGCATTCTAGCGCAGGTTCCTGATCCTGTTTACAACATGGCAAGGAATGTTCTAGACTCCGCATTAGAGACAACTCTTCTGGGGACTGCCATTGGCTACATGCGCGCCGAGGCTGATCCCATTTCGTCTACTTCTGACAAGGTTCTTAGTGCTGTTTCTGGCGGCGCTACTGGCACTGTTGTGGGCGCTATTGGTGGAGTCCCGGGAAGCGCTTGGAAAGAAATCAGCGGCAAGTCTCGCAAAGAGAATTTCACTCGTGAGTTTGCGAAGGATATTCTGCAACGTCCTGAAAGCCGCAAAACTACTGTCAGGGGCAATGACGTAGATATTCCTAATGAACGGGATAACCGCATTAAGTTTTTCGCAAACGAGAATATCCCACTCAAGGAAAAGCAACTTATTCATAACATCCTTGCATCTAGTGAGCTTGCTGGCACTGAGGTTTTGTTTATTGATAGCGCGACTAAACTCCCCGATGTCCTTGCTGGATCTGGCGATAAAATGGGAGCGGGAGCTTATGTCACAAATGACAATGGAACTCCCGTTGTTATCGTCAATGTTGATAGAATCAATGCACGCACAGCGATCGAGGAGATAGCGCATTCTCTCATTGCTGATAAAGAAGCCTCAAAAGCTATTGATGAGCTTGTTAAAACCGCTGGCGATCCTGAAAAGGTTATTCAGGATATTGCTAATGGTATCGGCAAAGAATACATCGACGCTACACGGAAGGTTGACCCTAAAAGGGCGGATGGTTACCAGCAAGATTTGAATTTTGCGTTAGATCCTAAAAATTCGATGGAGGACAGGCGCGTTGCTGTCATGGATATGGTTCATGAATATCTTGCCCGTGGAGTTGCGGAACGTCTTGCGGGAAAGCGTCCTGAGGCATTCCTGAAAGGCGGACAGGAGCCACTGATTTCTAAGGTCTGGAATGACGTAACGAATAGCATTAAGTCTGCTATTGCGTCCCCTTCAACTGGAGCCACGTTTGATCCGATTAACAAGGTTTTCTACAAGGACGGTAAGCTGATTAAAGATCCGGTTCTTGATAGCATGACGGCTAGTGTTTTTGGCGATGTAGCCGGTTCTACGGCGCAGAAAGCGCAGGCTGAAAAGCAAGCGAAGAAAGCCAAACCGGCTAAAGATAGTCCTCCTTCTCCGGGTGAGAAAGGAGCTGGCGGCGAGACTGTTATTGATATTGTAACTGAGCCGCGATATGAAGCTAGGACGATTGACCCTAAAACCGGGCAGATTCGCGTATCTACTCCCGATGAAGTGTCATGGAGGCATGACCATATCTATCAAGCACTAAGGCAAATCTTTCCAGAGGTTGAGGCAAACGCGGCGCTTGGTGTAGGCGCTGGACGCATTAACGATGGAACTACGTTGGCGTTTGCTGATAAAGTTACTCCAGAGCAATTATCTGCGCTTTTCCAAGTTAAGCACGCTAATGGCACTCCGTTAATTAAGCCTGAAAATCAAAAAGCTGTTGCTGCTGTTTTTGATTCATTAAACAACTCTCATATTACTGATATTGAAGGTGTTGTTTCTTTGGCTAAAACTTTAGATTCTAATACCACTTGGACGGTAAGGAGCGGTGTGAAGATTTTGCCAATGGCAATTCAGCAGACTTCTCCGGTTAAAAAAGAGAGGGTAAGGAATAGGGAAGAGAAAGGACCGATCATTATCAAGGGCGGAAGCGGTCCTATGCTTGTTGCTTATGATTTAGATTTGCTCAATGATCTTATTAACCACCAGCAGGAATTTACTCCTGCTGTAAAAAATGCACTCAAAGAGTTTAAAATTAAAACTCTAGATGACGTTATTCCAGTGGTTCAGGAATACTTTGCAAATTACTCGTCTGACTCTGCGAAACCTGCTGCTAAAGCATTAGCCGAAGCATTCAAGGTTTCTGATGAGAGCGCAACTGTGATGCGCGATTTGTTGCACCTTGGAGGAGGCTTGAAGCCCGGCAAGGATCTTACTTATGCCGACGTTAAGGGGAATGTTCCGGGTATTGATTTCATGGAACTTCCGCCCAGTGTTCGCAAGGCATTTACTATCAAGGGCGAGAAAACGCAAGGCAGTGAGATGCGAGACAGAAACGTCTTTAAGTTCATTCGACTAGATGAAATTTACAACGCAAAGCCGTATGCACCTACAGGTGAGCCTGTAAAAGTTGATCTTGATCGTTCTAGGATTTTTCCTCGCATTAAAGCAAACTTCTCTCCCGGAAGCGGAGTCAGGATTGAGGAGATTAACGGCGGTAAAATCATCACTGATGATAATATCAAAGCTAAGATGTTTGTCGCTCCTGATGGCAAAACAAAACTGTTTATGGAGGGTAAGCCGATGCGTGAATTTAGCGATGAATACGCGGCGCGTCTTGCATCCAAGAAAGCAACTGAATCCAAGGAAGGATTTACTCAGGGGTTTACTAAAAAAGAAATCAAGGGCATTGCTTCTGATGTAAAATACAGTGACCTAAGGAACGGTGTTGCGGCAAAAGAAATCCAAGCCGTTCAGCGTGCAACTCGTAACGAGCTTGAATCCCCGGACGTTTTGCCTTCATGGGTGAATGCGAAAAATGAGCGTGAAGCCGCTGCGGCGAAGGTTCAGACTGAAATGCGGAAGCGGCGCAGGAGCTACCAGAAACTCCGTGAAGAAGGTGAGGGCTGGATTACTAAACCTAAATCCGAGAAGCCAGAAGTATCTACTGAGAAAAAGAAACCCTCACAAAGAGTTGAGGTTTCCCCGGAGGTTCTAGAAGCCCTTGCAATGGCGCAAGAAGGCGTCTCTGTGACTCCGGCAGCCGGGAAGAAGGCCGATGTATCCAAAGCTGTCGCCGGTCAGTTTAAGGCGCTTTCTGATATTCCTGAATATGTCGGAAAGCGTGAGCCTGCTGTGACTCCTGCACCTAAAGCTAAACGCCCGGAGGCTGTGAATCTCATCGGGCGCAAGGAACGTGCTAAATTCCCCGGATCTAAACCAGAAGAGAAATACCCTGAAAGCATCCTTGGTGTTTACAATGTATTCGAGAAAACAAAGAAGGCTGAGCCTAAAAAAGCTCAGCCTCCTAAATCGGAAGAACCTAAAACCAGCAAGCAAGATGCAAGAATCCCTCAGGGGTTTACTATCAAGAAATCTCCCTCTGGGAAATATCGCATCATTATCACTAGTTCAGCAACGGTTAAAGGAATTGAAAACGATTACGAGCAAGCCGTGAAATCCGCTAAACGGTTTGCGGCTCGGAGGTAGGTTTCTTGATTGTAAGCATTGGAAGCTCAGTAATTCTGAATTTAGTTAGCTGCTGAAAATCAATTTCTTGGTCCTTTAGCCAGTCAAGGAAGATATGCGTAGCGTCACCTTCATCGGTGGCGATAACCGCCCAATCTTTCTTCACAGATTCATGAGTCCAAAGCTCAATAGAGTAGATATTCATATTCTAAATCTGTCCTTTCAATGCGTTTTCAAATGCTTTATTTAGGTCTTTAGGTGCGTGCAAGTGGATATGTTGGTGCAGGGTTTCTGCGCCTTTATCCTTATCGAGTTGAGCCAGTTTATCCATCATAATTCCGAGCGCGATTGCCGCGTCTTTCGCGCTCATCTCATCGAGTAGGCTCATCACACGGTCCGCTACACCGTGGCTGGCAGCGTGTAGTTTCTCCCGGATTGAGTTGCGGAAATTCACCTGCCGGAACTGACTGTCATGATCTAGCTGATGCTGTTTAATCGCGGTGATGGTGCCTTTGTCCAGCCCTGTAGCCTCGCAGATAGCTTTCTCGGCGTGACCCTTACAGTATAGGTCAATCACGTTTTTCTTAACGTCATCCGGGATCGTTGCAAGCGCACCTTTCCCGTTTGATTTCTCAATCTCTACGTTAACATGATCCTGCACGCGGACACCAGACAACCCGGCAAGCTGGCGAGCGCGAGCTTCCTCTGACTTATATGTCCGCTTCTTAGTCTTTAGCGGATTCTTTGGGGGTTCTGCTTCCGTTTCCTTTTCTTTGCGAGGTTGTCGTTTTTTGGCTGGCATATTTTCTAATCACTAAATCTACCTTGATATTCTGATAGCTCTGATTCTCCGGATTCTCGCAGTTTAGATTAACATACTGCAGGCACTTATCTTTCGTCCCTTTGAACATCACTGTTCTAGTGACTTTAGGGCGAGGCAGCAGGTTGACACCTTCAACGTCTGTTATGCGGATAACTACGTGCTCGCTAATAGAAGGTCTCATATCTTTCTCCGCGTCCTTTGCCTGATTTTGTTTGAATCATGTTTTTAGGCTTTGATTTTCCCTTCCATTTCTCGCCGGTGTTATAGATGGAACAGATTTTTGTGCAGAATCGTTTAGTGTCATTGTCTTTCTTGGCGAATACTGTTCCACACCTCTCACAAGCACACTGGATGATTGGTCTAGCCATACCTATGAGCATACACTTCCTGCCGCAGAAATACTCGTTTCTTTTTGGGGTTTTTTTGCTACAGACTTTGCATTTGTTGGCGTTGAGAATTTCAGACATTTTGCAGACGAGTATCCAAGTTCAATTCGTTTTTGTTCGTTTTCAGCAAACTGTTGCGCTGATGCTAAATTGCTAAAAATCAGCGTCACTTTGTATCTGTTAGACATCACTTCCCGGTTGAACCGTGCCCGCCAGCGCCTCGCTCAGTTTCATCAAGCTCGTCGACTTCGATGAAGTCCACGGGGATTAGCTTCTCAATGACAAGTTGAGCGATCCTATCCCCGGAATTGTAAATCTCAGATAGATCGTGTTGGCGAAACGTAACCTGAATCTCACCAGTGTAACCAGCGTCAATGATGCCTACACTGTTTGACAGCGTGAGCGATAGCTTCCTAATGCTTGACCGCGGGTAAATCTTGCCAACGTATCCCTCTGGAATCTGGACGCAAAGCCCGGTCCCGTAAATAACTTGTCTATTAACGCCATAAGACACGCTAACGGCGGTTAGATCATAACCAGCGTCTTGCTTGTGTTGTTTTTTAGGGATCTGCGCTTTCTGGTGGATGCGCTTAAACTTGATTTTGAGCTCCATCGGGACTACCTTATATGTTTCTGTGATATAAGGTAAATTTACAATAGAATGCGCGTTATCACTAAATAACCCTGATTTCAATTCATCGTATTCCATATTAAAAATCTCCTGATTCAATTTTTGAAGCTACATCAAATAGGCTATTAGTGAATTGATATTCATAATCATATTTGCCTTTTTTCATTACTCCTACGTTGTAGCCGATTTGTTTGGATATTTTAATCTCAGTCAAATGCGCTCCAACTTCAATTTCATTACACGATTCAAGCAGATACCTTAATGCTTCTTCTATTTCTTCTGTTTTAGTTTTCATCTTCTTCTGTTTTATCTGACTCCCAACACGGCATTGTCTTTGGCTCGCTGCATCTAGACACCCTAGCATCAATCCTTCGCGCTTCCTGCATCACTTCATGCGTAAGGCTTCGGTGACACGGGCCGAAATGTTTGCATCCGTCGCCTGAACAAAAAGTTCTATCGAAATTCATTTAGTAAATCTGTCAATTCCTTGCGATTATCTTGGATAGCAAGCAATTCCTCATATTCGCTAATGAATCTGGGTGTTCCTGGAATTTCCCGGCTTCCATAATCGTATCCCATCTTCTCAGCGAGCTTGAGGGATTTTTCTATTTTTCCTAAAAACTCAACATCAACAAGAATTTGCTTATTCATATTATGCACTTTTTTAACAACAAACAGTTTTGTCGCTCATATTATGCGCTTTTTTCACGCCATTCGCGAAAAGCAATCGAAAGATATTCCTTGCCGCCGCTCTTTGGGGTCTTGATCCAAGCGGAAATGTCCCACTTCTGGCCTGACACGGTTGCTTGCCCTTTGTAGTCTGGGTGCTTCTCTTCGACTTTATTCTGATTCAGGAACAGGGCGGCGGTGTTGTCTTTAGTTTCAAACATTAGTTATTTTGTAGTTAGTGTTAGTGAGGCTGAATTGTTTTGCGGCTGCTTTAGCCTCATCGGTAGTCGCAAATTTTGTAGCGTGTTGTTTATCGCGTAATTCAAGCCACGAGTCACGCTTTTTTTCTCCGTATCCTTCAATTAACAGAAGGCAATTCGTCTCCCGATGTTGCAGGCAGAACGGCATTAAACGTCCTCAGGGTGCTTAAACCCGTGAAGTGCTTTGTATAGCTCGAAGTTTTCCTTGCGGAGTTTATGGATTGTTTCCTTAACTAACGCTTCTGCTTCTTTAATAGCCTCACAGACAGATTCCTCGCCATCAAATGTTGAATCCCAGCAGATTTTCTTAAACGCTTCTTCAATTTCTTTCATAATTAAAACCACCAAGTTGAGAAGCCACCAGCATTAACTTTCTCTGAAAGCTCATCATGAAACATATCTTCCATATCATGAGGGATTTCAAACTCATCACCGTTTTTCCATACCTTCACAGGCTCAAGCGATTCAATGGTTAGATCAAAATTAACACGGTAAGTATCCCCGTCTATTTCAAGCGTAGCGTTACCCTTCATTAGATATAAAATTACTGATTGCCATAACTAACAAACATGCGAGCAGGAAGCTCATTTAAGTATATTCTTAATTTCGGCGGTTAGGAAAATGCAAGTCAATATAAGCAAGTAACACGATATAATCAGGAATATCGTAAATAAAATATCAATCATTTGAAAATATCCTTAATTTCTAGAATTGTATTTGCCAGAATAGATAGGCATAGCAACGCTAATCCAAATGAAATAATTCCTAATATGATAATAATTAACGTCTCAATCATTTTTTGTAAATTAGTAAAACCGCAAGCAACCCGCTGGTAACTGCTAGAACCAGAGAAGTCCACCCAGTTAGTGAGTAAGCATTATTTGACGCTACATCGAAAAACACAATGGAAAAAAACACGTTGAGCCCAATCCAAACACCCGTGTTTCTCGGGGGCTCCTCTAGCACGTATGGCTTTTTTTCTGGGATAAACATATTAACGCAACTCTTTAAGAAAGGACTGCTTATTTTCAAGAATTTCCGTCAAGCATTCAAGCTCTTTTATCATAATTTCAATGTCGATATTTGTGTATTTAGACATGAGCCTTAGTGTTAGAGATTCTTTTGTGAAATCCTCACTCCAAGCATAAATCGCAAGTGAGCATTCTTTAATGTGACGGTCGGGCGTTAAAGTTATTGGAAACGTTGATGCTGTGATATTGCTGTACCACCCTTTATCTTCTAGCCATAAGTTTATAGCATCTTGGGAGATGTTTAATTTTGGGTAATAAACATTTGGATTATATTGAAAGTAATACCTATTTACTTCCTCTCGGTGTTCTTCCTCTGTTAATTTGTATCCGTCAATATACCAATCTACACATTGTCCATGCGGACCAATTACAGCAGGACCGTGGATTCTGTGCAGTCTGCGGTGAAAAAGAGGATTGTAATGGTAAGTAAATCCAGCGGAAGAAGTTCTTACTGATGGATGTTTGCTCATATCACTTCCAACCCTCATCAATTGTTTCGGTTTTCTTGGCCGGTTTGGACAGCGACTTCAACTCATATTTTCTGACTTCCTTAACTTCTCCGGACCCGAGTTTTTCCTTTACTTTGTCTTTAACCTGAGTGAGTGCCTCAGTTGACGCCTTGTTCACCGTGGCTTCCCTGTAGGCTTTCTTGTATTCTGTCTCAAGCTCTTCCAGAGTTGTCACAGACTCCAATTTCTCGCAAGCATCCGCAAGCGAAAAATATTTATGCTCGCACTCTGGTTGCTGTGTTTGCTGTGTTTGCCGGGGCATGGCGGCGTTCCCGTCGTCATCATCTTGCACGACGCCAATAGCGGAGGCTAGAGCGTAGCGACGAGCGTAGCTAATCGCGCTGCCTAGTCCCTGCGGGTCTTGCTTGCCCACAGGAATTTGCCAAGTGGATTCAATCCACTCGCCAGACACGTGTGTTACACGTGTTGTCAGTGTGGTTTTCTCAAGCTCATTCGAGCCCACCATCTGGATCACTGACAAGCCGCTTGATGTTAGCGGCTCCCTGATGGCATCCCATACGCTCGCAAGGTCTGCATACTTGCTGTTGAAATGCGGATTCCGCGAATCCTTGATGGCCGGTTTCATTGCGGCTTGAGCCTTAACCAAGGCATCTGCGATTTTCGTGATTGTATCTGATGTTTTCATATTTATCTGAGGCTAATTGTTTTCACTTCTGGTAAGCCGTTCCAAACTCCGCTGGTCAGGCACTCCGCGTAAATTTCGATGTCTTTTCTATACTCATCGCGTCCACGGGCAAGAAAAAAATCGTCTGAACAAAAAACTTGACAGAGGTATGGCGGCTCCTTCTCAACCACGATAAAGTTAAACCGGCTGATTTTCAGCGCATCGCAATAGAAAGCCGCTTGAACGTGGTAACGGAATTTCATTGCGTCCCATTCAAACCCGCCAATGTCCTTTGTGGTTTTTAGGTCTGTGATTAGGTTTGACCCCACGATGTCCGGGCGTGCCCGGCAAAGGACTTCGCTGTCCTGATCCATCCAATACACCGACGGCTCAATGAGTTGAGCCTCTAAAAGAATCCGCCTTGCCTCTGAGTTTTTAAGGATTGACTCACGAATTTCAATCAGTTGCTTGGTCTCCTCTGCCGTCACGATTTCCAGACCTCTGAGCTGGGCATCCTCAACGAATCGCTTACCTGCCGATGTCCGCTTATCGAAATCTGGCGGGGCAATGACATAATCCTCAGGGATTTCATTTGGCTCCAACACCCACGTGTGAACCAACTCCCCCCAGCGCATTGCAGGCGTCTGTTTCGTCGGATTTTCCTGATGGTATTTGTAGAGTGCTGGGCACCTGCGGATTAGGTCCAGCCCGTGCTTTGAGATGTGCTCTCTGTCCGCGTGGTATGTCGATGCTTTTTGGTTCTCGATAATCATTTTGTTTCTATTCTGAGATTTCAGTATTTCCGCATACCCACGCGTTTTCGGATGCCCAACATTCACCGTTTTGGCTCAGGTTTCGCTCGGCTTCAATCCACCCGCCAAGATAGCCATCCTTCACGTCGCCAAAATCTTTCAGTGCTCGGATTCTGCGGACAGTCACGCCGCGCACTTCTTTCGTCTCTTCTGTTAGTTCGTATTTCGTTTTGTTTAATTTCCCTTGCGTTGGCGCAAGTTCGAGCGGATGATGGGCACCTGATGAAAACATTGCAACAAGAAATTTTAGAAAAAATCGAAGCGAAGCGAGAGAGAAAAAAACTCCCTCGCTACTTGCTGCTAGAGAAGGCCGGGATTGCTGAATCCACCTACTACAGGTGGATTTCGGGCGAGTTTCGCCCACGGCTTTCAACGCTGGAGAGGCTGTTAAACAGTATTTAAAAAGTGTTTAAACTACGTCAATACCAGGAAGATGCCGTCACGGGGTTGCGCGATGCTTTCAAACAAGGCCGTCGAGCCCCACTTCTAGTTGCCCCCACGGGCGCAGGAAAAACGATGATTTTCTCTCACATCACGCAAGGTGCGGCAGCTAAAGGAAACCGCGTGCTAATCCTCGTCCATCGCGCTGAGTTGCTCCAGCAGACTCACGATGCTCTCAACTCACTAGGTGTTAAACACGGTTTAATCGCCGCTAACAGGACGCCGGACCCTACGCAAATGGTTCAACTTGCCAGCGTCCAGACGCTTGTGAGGCGGATGGATAGGCTACAGCCCCCGGACTTAATCGTGCTTGACGAAGCGCACCACTGCGCGGCTGGCTCATGGAAGAAAATCATCACTCGATTCCGTGCTGCTAGGCTTATTGGAGTCACAGCAACTCCCGAGAGGCTTGACGGCAAGGGGCTCTCTGATGTTTTTGACGCACTGGTGCTCGGTCCAGAAGTCAAGGCGTTAATATCTGACGGATTCCTTGCGCCTCCTGTTTATTATGCTCCGAGCGTGCTTGACCTTTCTGGAGTCGGGAAACGGATGGGCGATTTCTCGGTCTCTGACCTTGAGAAAATCACGAACAAGCCTTCGATCACTGGGTGCGCGGTCGATCATTACGGGAGGCTTGCGTCTGGCCTTCCTGCCGTGGTTTTCTGTGCCTCAATCCGTCATGCCGAGGAAGTCGCCGCTCAGTTTTGCAACGCTGGCTATAGGTTTGAAGTTATCGACGGGACACTCGCGCCTGAGATTCGCAAGCAGAGAGTGAAAGATTTAGCAAGCGGAAAAATCCAAGGTTTAACATCGTGTGACATTATCAGCGAGGGTTTTGACTTGCCAGTTGTGACGGTGGCAATCTTACTCCGAGCGACTCAAAGCCTTGGATTGCACTTGCAACAAGTGGGGCGTGTGTTGCGGACGCACCCCGATAAAAGTCAAGCGATAATTCTTGACCACGTTGGGAACTGTATGCGTCACGGATTAGCAGAGGAACCTAGGGACTGGTCACTTGAAGGTGCGAAGGCTCGCAAATCCAAAGAGAAGTCTGACCCGTCGCTTCGTAACCGGCAGTGTCCAGCGTGTTACGCTGTGCATCCCGTTGGCCCGTCTTGCCCTCAGTGCGGTCATATTTACGTTGTTAAAACACATGAAATTGAGCGCCGTGAAGGAGAGCTTGTGATGATTCACACTGAAATGTATGGCAGGCAATCAAAGAGTGAACGGGAGGAATTAGAGCGTGCTCTATCCAAGGAAAAACGAGCAGAGCAAGGAAAAGCGCAGGATTTAAGATCTTTGATTGACCTTGCGAAGCTACGCGGATACAGAAACCCTTACGCCTGGGCAGGACATATTTTGAAATCACGCGGAAAATTATGAAAACAGAAGAAGAACAAAAAATGAGCGAAATGCAGGCAGGTGCGCCTTACGTTGTCACTAGGGGAAGCAAGGATGGCGAGTTTCGCAAAGGCGACCGTATTGTATTGATGTCAGGCGGGGATATAGTGCTGCCTAGCTTTGGGTTGATGCACGCTGCCGATGTGCCGGAAGCAACACGCGGAATGCGGGTTTGTCCCATACCTCAGGAGGACGAGGAATGAAAGAAAAAGAACTTCAGCAGTTAATCCACCGGACCCTCGGGAGCAGGAAAGACACGCGGCTTTTCCGTAACCAAGTGGGCGTGTATCGCCTTGAAGATGGCCGTGTTATTGCAAGTGGCTTGCATAAGGGAAGCGCGGATCTTATCGGTTGGCAGACGATTGAAGTGACGCCTGAAATGGTTGGGAAAAAACTTGCTGTTTTCCTCTCAGTTGAAGTAAAAACTGAGACCGGGCGTGTGTCGCCTGAGCAAAGTGTGTGGTTAGACGTAGTTAAAAAAGCCGGTGGCATTGCGTTTGTCGCAAGAAATCTTGAAGAGCTAGATAAAAATTTACTATAAAATAAATGATTGATTTTTCTGCAGTGAACGAGCAGGCGCTTGCTTGCTCTGAGGCGATTCTTTTTGCCCTTTTTCCAGAGGGGAAGCGGGCCGGGACAGAGTTTCGTGTTGGCTCGCTTAACGGCGAAGCTGGCAAGAGTCTCTCGATTAACATTCACTCAGGAGTTTGGAAGGATTTCTCTGGTGGTGAAGGCGGGTCTGACCTTGTTTCCCTTGTGGCAGCGAAACACCAGTGCTCTCAGGCGGAAGCCGCGAAGAAACTCATGGAATCGCTAGGGATGGCATCACCCGAGAAGGACAAGAAGCCTACAGCGAAGCATGTTATTGCAACGGAAGAGAATTTCCCGCTGGCGCATCCGAAGCTAGGTAAACCGTCCGCGTCATACATTTATCGCTCTGCCGATGGCGCTGGCATCCTCGGTTTGATTTGTCGTTTTGACACTGATGGCAAGAAAGAAATCATGCCGCTCGCTCTGTTTGAGGAAGGCGAAAATAAGGTCTGGCGTTGGAAGGGTTTCTCAAAACCGCGCCCGCTCTATGGGCTGGACAGGCTGGCAGCTAAACCATCGGCCCCTGTTGTGTTAGTTGAAGGCGAAAAATGCGCGGATGCTCTAGGGTCCGTGCTGCAAAATGCCGTTGTCGTTACGTGGCCGGGCGGCGCTGGCGCATTCAGACAAGCCGATTGGAGTCCTCTAGCTGACAGGCGGGTTGCTGTCTGGCCTGACAACGACACTCCCGGGATTGAAGCCGCGCAAGGCATTGCTGATATTCTGAGCAACTCAGCGGCCAGTGTTAAGATTCTGCCAACGATTGAAGGTAAACCAAAAGGATGGGATGCAGCGGACGCTATCAGCGACGGGTGGACGTATGAGGATATTTTAAACCACATTAAAAGCGAGCAGGTTGAGGAAGAGATTCCGGCCGATGAGCCTATCCAGTCTGATGATAGGGTGTGGCCGTTTCGCCTATTAGGGTATGACAAAGGCAATTACTTCTATCTCCCTAAATCTAGCAATCAGCTTGTTTCCCTTACAGCTAATGAACACCGGGAGCTACAGCTTTTGCAGCTTGCCCCCATGAATTTCTGGGAGGGATTTTTCCCTAGTGAAAAAGGCTGTGATTGGAAAGCCGCTGCTAATGCACTCATCCAACTCAGTCACGCTAGAGGCATTTTCTCGGCGCGGAAGATTAGAGGTCGAGGCGCATGGATTGACGAAAGCCGCGTGGTTTATCACTTAGGCGATAAGCTCCGGGTGGATGGCAACAACGTAGAAGTGCATGAGCTTGATTCCAAATTCGTATATGAGTTGAGCCAGACGATTTCTTGCCCCACTCAACCGCCTGCGCTGAATGCTGATGCCGCTAAACTCATTGAGCTTTGTGTCGAGATGCCGTGGCGCAACCCGCTATCCGCTAAATTCTTCGCCGGTTGGCTTGTGCTTGCTCCTATTGCTGGCGTCCTTAACTGGAGACCGCATATTTGGCTTAATGGCCCCTCGGGAACCGGGAAAAGCTGGATACTATACAATGTTTTACAACCTTTAATAGGTGACTCGGCTCTTAACGTGCAGTCCGTATCAACTGAGGCGGGGATTAGGCAGGTTCTAGGGACCGATTCTTTGCCTGTTATTTTCGACGAAGCTGAGTCAGAGGATAAGGCTGGCCAGCTACGTATCCAGAAAATCCTGGAGCTTGCCCGTGGCGCATCATCCGAGAGTGGATCGAGTATTGTTAAGGGTTCTGCCGGTGGCGGCGCAATCGAGTATAGCATCAGGACTTGCTTTTGTTTTTCTTCTATCGGTGTAGGCGCAACCCAAAGAAGCGACTTGTCTCGCGTCACTCCGTTGGAACTCCAAAAGAGAGCCGACGGGAAGGCCCAATTTGAGCGCTTAAAGGCCCTCAGGAGCGTTACAACGGCTAATCCGCTATGGTGTGACTCAATCCGCTCCAGATCGTTGCACAACGCCAATACGATCCGGCATAACGCTATCGTGTTTGCCGCTGCGGTGGCTAGCCACTTAGGCGACCAGCGTGTAGGCGACCAGCTTGGTGCGTTGCTTGCGGGTGCGTATTCGCTTACCTCCACGAACATCGCGACTCCAGAGTTTGCCGCGCAGTGGGTGGCTAATCAAGATTGGCAGAATTTTGAGTCCGTCGATATTGATAAGGACGAATATCGGGCTCTCTCAGTTTTGTGTGACCACTTGATAAAACTTGATGGTGACACGAATAAAACGCTTGCCGTAAGCGAGCTAATCAAACAAACAATTAACGGGTGCGAAGATTCGCACTCGGCACTAATCCGTCACGGAATAAAACTAACCCATGAATATATCGCTGTCTCAAATTCTCACTCTGCTATTGCTCGAATCTATAAAGAAACCCCATGGGCAGGGAAATGGAAAGATCAATTCTCACGTATCGACGGCGCAACCGCAGACAGAGAACGATATAACGGAATCCAACAACGAGTCATCCGAATCCCCATCGGACTCTTCCAACATTGAGCAGGATTTATTGGAGTGCATGATGGATGTTGCGGATCTCTGCGCTCAATGCGGCATCACCGCCTACAGCCGGGAATTTGAGTGCCAATCAGGCCAGAATGACGGAGTGATTTATTCGGTGACAGTAAATAGATTGCAGTAAATGGATGCGATTAAAGATAATATCAAAACGTTATTTGCTTGGCTTTGTTTTTTAACTGTTTTTCTTGGTCCATTTGTGGCGCTTTGCTACCTTTTGGAAATTCAGGAAGAGAAATCTATAGAAAAACTTGCCTCACTGATTAACTCACGAACTTGTAGATGCGAATCAACCAATAAATAAAAACATGAACACAAATACACTAACCCCTGAGTTCTCCGAGTTTCCAAAAATGGCTCGGCTATCCCGCGAATGTATCATCACGGAGAAAATCGACGGCACTAACGCCCAGATTTATATCACGGATGACGGCCAGTTTTACACTGGTTCACGAACACGCTGGATCACACCTGAGTCTGATAACTTTGCGTTTGCCGCGTGGGCTCAGGACAACAAAGCAGAGCTTATGAAACTAGGTCCGGGCCGTCACTTTGGCGAATGGTGGGGCCGTGGCATTCAACGAAACTATGGCCTTGAGGATAGGCGATTTAGCCTGTTTAACGTGTCTCGCTGGTGCCTGCATGGCGCTCAGCCTAAGCAAATTCCTAGCGCCGATCCTCGCGTTATTAAAATGCAGGAAGAGCTCCCGTCATGCGTGGGATTAGTTCCGGTTTTGTATCGAGGAGAGTTTCAGACGAATCTTTGTGTTGCCGCTCTGTCTGATCTACGTTACGGAGGCAGCCAAGCCGCTCCAGGATTTATGAGGCCTGAGGGTATCGTCTGTTTCCATGTTGCGGCTAACATCGGATTCAAGAAAACATTAGATGATGATGGAGTCCCGAAATCACTAGTAAAACATCAATAGCAGTAAAAGAAAAACCCCGCTAAAAAGCGGGGTTTTTCGTTTAGATTGATTCTCTGTTAGATAATGTTTGCCTCTTCTATTTCACCGTTGCCTACACAGTATTTAGCTATATTAAAAACAGGATAATTAGCGTCGGCTGATTCTTGAGTTACTCCATATTGTTTCTTTAGTTTAAGTAATTCTTGCTTGAAATGGCGCAATGCTTGTCTGGCTTCTTTCTTAGTGTTGTAGATTTTCATAAACTAATCCGCCCCGCACTGAATAGCGATGCCTTCCCATTCTCCATCGCTAGACACGCTGTGTAGTATGGAATCATCAAACACGGCGAAATCGTATTGACCTATATGTGCATATTCATGTCCTACTTGTAAATAAATAGGGTGTTGAGTTTTCTTCTTAGTCACCCAGAACATAGACCTAACTACCTTGGCTTCAATGAAATCCTCGTCTATATGCGGGGCAACTGATTTCCCCCGAAGATACAATGTAGTTTTGTAGTCATAAACCAAGCCACTGTTTAACTTTGGAAGATCCTTAAACGCATCTATCTCTTCTTGCGTCTTACGGAAGTGAGACATGAAATCATTTGTCGCTCTTTGGCTAATGAGGCGCTTTAATTCTTTAGTCGGTTTTAATTTGTTTTTGAAAATCATAAACTAATCCGTGCTATATTCTCTTATCATAGTTAATAGTTCAACGCAGGCATCGTAAGTAAGCCATTTATCATAACCCTCGGGGTCAATAAATGCAGCTTCATCAACAATCCCATAATGAGCTAGCAAGTCTGTAAATGCTTTTATTGTAAGTCTTGGTTTTTCATTCATAAACTAATTGCTACGTATTCTTCTGGGCCTTCCTCAGCTACAACCCATTTAGCTGTCATAACATCAGAGTGCTTATATTTATTTAGCCAGTTAAGACAAAACTCCTCTAGAGCTTCATCAACTGCTTTACTGTAATCCATTTTTGTAAACCTATCAGTAATTGCAACCCCGGAAACCCCCTGGCATTGAGCCAGAGCCCATACTTGGTGCTCTTTTTTGTAGAGGTCTATCTTCACAACAAATCCTCCGTAATGTTTGATATTCATAGCCAGTCTCCTCTTAGTTTTTCATCTCCTGATTTCATTTCAAATCCGTGTGCGTAGAATCCATTATGGTCATTCCAAAGCATAAGGAATATCTCTTCCTTGTCTTTAGTTAACCTAAATATAGCAGCGCTCCCGTGTGCATATAAATCAGCCTCAGTTTTTAATACAGTTTCACTAGACACATCCCAATCAGTAACAGGGAATCTTTGCTCAAAATAAGCAGCGTCAAATTGATACCCTGCCGGGTCAATCCCGTTTTCTCCTTCTTTCAATACTGATGGAAACTCTCGTGTTAAACACCATCCAAAGCTCTCGCAGCACAATTTCTCATATTCAAAACCGACAAACACGTTGTTATCATCTACAAAATTAACTTTTCCGTCTCTTTCAAATATTTTCATAAGGTTTTCAGTTTTTCAGATTTCAAATTCAAATTCAATTTCAAAATCATAAAATGATTTTTCCCCGGGGCCGACCCCCCCCTCCCCCCCCCCCCGCCGCCGGTACAAGCGCCTCGATTATGCGCCACCGCTTGTTTATACACACGGTTGTTTATACACGCGTATGTTTAACACACGGTTGTTTATACAAAGATTTTTATTGCTTTGATTTGTTTTTGCGTGCTAAATTTGGCCGTCGAAGTGGCGTTTTTTGTTTGGCGTTTGCGTGTTACGGGTGCGGGTGCCGATTAAAGCGGGTCCAGCGGTCCGGCCTCCTACCCTCGGCGGAGTCGATAGGCCGCCACGCCCCACACTGCTAGAGCGTGAATTGCCCACACAAATACGGGGCCGTAGCGATTAGCAATTCGGAGCAACTCCGGGGGAGCGTGAAATGTGCGCATTTATAGGATCCCCAAAGGCAAGCCATGTTTAATTTCCAGCACTCTCTTTAATGATGAGTGGGATCCTCTCGCGTCCCTTATTGCATCCATCAAAAAACCATACTCCTCGCTCTGTTTAAGCTTTTTTATTGCCGAGGATAATTTCTCTCGCGTTGTCATATATATAAAAAAAGCTCCCGCCCTAGCTAGGCCAGAGAGGGAGCGTGTTAGGTTTGTGTTAATATTTATCTACAAAAAAAGAGTGCATGTATCTTTTATACTTAATCAGCTATAATAATGCCGCCGTCAAACTCTATAACGCTCGTCCTATCCCGTAGCCAATCCAGAGCAAATTGGTTGTTTTCCTCCTCTACCTCGTAGGAGGGGCGCAGATTTCCATCATCATCATGCGTGTCGGCCATTGGTTTCCAGCCGTTATCTACAGCCGCTCTGATTGCGCTCTCATACTCCGAGTATCCGCACCTAATTGCGACTCGATCAAATTCCTGAGGTTCCCCGCAATCCTCTTCTAGATCCTCTAGATATTCAAACAAGGCCATTGCGGCATCCCGGGAGAAATTCTCCGCCATGCGATCCGCAAACTGGTGACAATCAAGTCTAATAAACATAATATTTTGGTGTTTTGTATTAGTGAAGCTTGCAAGCTTCTATCTATCCCCCTTGAAGAGGGATAGAAAGAAACCGGCTTGCTTTTTATAGGCGGACAGAAGAGCGCAAAATTGCTTCCCTTATCCACGCCGGGCCCTCTTCTGCGTTTGCCAAAATTTTATGTAATAAACTTATCGCATCGCTAAGCTGTTCCTCTGGTTTCCTATCTGTCTCTGGAGTTGTCTTTGCAAGCTCCTCTATAAGTAGGATGTCATGCGCTTTTTCTATGGCCGCGACGGCCTTATTTAAATTGGACATTGCAGACTCTCCTATGTCTTGCACCTTAAGTATTTTTCCTAAATAAACAATAGCCTCTTCTAAATTTTTTATTGGTGTTTTCATACGAGCCCCCCCTTAATAGTCGCGAAACGCTTCCTCTAGTTCCGCAATTTCATTAGGCGAAAATAGCCTATTAAGCTTATCGCTGTTATTTTTGCACGCGTCCCATATTGCAAGCGCGTTGCGGGAATACTCATTATATCCAAACGAGACGCAAAAATCCTTAAACGTTTCCCGCCCGCCTTGCCAGTCAGTCAGGAGCGCAAAAATAACGTCACCCAACTCTGGCGGAGTCGGCACCCCGTTTTTGACGTATCCTGTCCCGCGGTGATAGTTTAAATAAATCGGCTGTGTCGTGTATTTGTGTTTTTTGTAGTTTTTCCAGCCATCTTTCACCTCAAGCTCGATACTCCAAAGGTAATTTTTCCAGCCGTCCGAATTTACCCGGAGGCCGACAAGGCGCGGAGTAAATTTCAGGGATTCCATTATTTCAGAGACCTCTATCATAACTTCCTCTTTGTTATTTGTTATTTTCATGCTCAATCCAGATTGGCAAACGTGGTGAACCAGTCGCCGTCCTCGTCCTGCTCGAGTTTGTAAACCGCATGATCCGCGAACGCGCTTAACTCCTCCGCCCGGGCAGAAGCTTCTTCGAGAGTGGCAAAACCCTCAGGGAGAGGGTCGCAACCCTCTTCCCGGCACTCGCAGACGAAGACAAGGCCCTGCTCCGCCATTTTCTGGAGTTCCCCGGAATAAATTGGCGTCAGGCCGTCAAGGTATTGTTTTCTGTGTTTGCTCGTTTTCATGCGCGAATATTTCCCCAAAACTAGCAGTAACGCTAGCTTTTTCTTCTCGGTTCATCTATTTAGTGCAAAATATGTCTTTTCAGGCTTCGATTTGTCCAGTTTAGGACATTTCAGAGTCGGATTTGTCCAGTTTAGGACAGATTTGACTGAAATGATGCTGAAAATGCGTTCCAGCGAGCGTGTCCACTCCTTAATGAGACTCAGCCTCAATAAGCCTACACAGTTACCGCTTGTTTAAACAACTGCTTGTGAATAACTTTGTGAATAACTTGTGAATAACTATTAGCCTCACCTAAGTTTGTTTAAACATCCGTTCTGATACTATTTTTGCATTCACAGACACGGTGGGTTGCCTTCACGGAATGTAGACTGATCGAGTGTAGATTAAACGAATGCATTTTAAGACATAGCAGACAGGGGGAGGGGGTCGAGGCGCGCACGGCGGACGAAGAGCCAACGCATCACACCCCCCGGAATTTTATTTTGCAAATGGGCTTCCCCCTTCGACTGTCACTCTGTCTCGACCGTGCCTCGCAAATGTCACCGCGTAAGTGCCTGATTTGCAGAGACTTACGACTCAAAACCCGATTTTGTGACGCTGTGACAGAATAATTAGACAGACACAATAAATACACATCCCA